GTAACTTCTTTGTCCAGCACTACTGTATTTTCAGTAGCAGAAATAATCCGTCCTCCATAACCCCACCGCGGAACATCATGTTGGACAAGAACAACATCTCCAACCTGACAGGCAATAGCGTCTATATCAGCAGTCCAAGATACCATGCGGTTAATGTAATGATTAACCCTTAACTGATATGCACCATACTGATAGGCCTGTTCTAGTGTCATTGCGAAATCTAAATTAATCTGAGTTGGATTTTTAATAGCGGTTGCTTCATCATATCCTGGCCCATAGATAGGAATGGTGGTTTTTTCATAATTATTATCTATATTGAAAAAGACTAGCTCTAAGGCATTAGCTCTATCCTGAGTACCCAGAAAATCTTCCCTGAAGCTATCTATTTCTATATTAGACACATTAAACAACTGGACCGGTTCAGAAGGTGCATCACATACACAGGAGAACCTTGTTCCTCTCATCAAAACACGTCCCCTGCCAGCCTGTTCAGGTCCTTTTAAAGCATCCCAGAGTGCCTGAGTTTGATAAATTACCCCATTAAATTCTATTCCTCTAGCATCACAAAAAGCTGCCCATTCTGCAAAGGCCTGATAATCTATTCTTTCAGCCGGTACACCCTGTACTACATATTCAAATTCGCCTGTATCTATATTTTTTAGCTTCCGGCATCTATGGATAATGTCATAACAGGCCCAGGCCGGATTATTTGCCGGTTTTTGCTCATACGCACTGATTAAAGGATTCCATACCCATACATTATTTCTGGTCTGGGTCCATTGTATCCGGGGCATGCCTCCTGATAGTTGGTCAGTAGCTAATACTTTTAGGCCAACCAGGACCTTATTCGGATATGTGAAATCATCATAGATTATTCCGGAAACCGAAGTCCAATAAATATCATTACTATATTTATCACCACTACCATCCTTGTTAGTGCATTGAACAGAAACCTCATACTGTCTTACTGGTAGGTTGCGTTTTGTATACACCCTGCGGACAGCATGAGTATACTTCCCAGATACCGTAAAGGTACCCCAGCTTGACCATGTGGTTGCACCAACAGGTCTATATTTCAATTGAACTTCAACGGAGGTACTTTTGAATTCCCCGTTACTGTCTACCCTATACAACCCCCTCGGAAAATCAAGAACAACTTCAATCCCTTCATATTCTCCATTCAATTGATGAACTGAAGGTTCGGCTCCTTCCTCCAACTTATAACTGATGGACTGAGGAAAATAGGTATCGTTAAAGTTTGAAATTATTTCCTGGTCATTGGTGCCTAATCTTTCTTCATATTCTACGCCTTCATAGTTAGTATAAGGATTATCGTTAATTGTCAAGTCAGTAATCGAATCAACCGGCCCTTCTCCACCGCATAACAGCAGATTAAGATATTGCTTTTCCCCATCTGTAGTAATGCGTTGTGTTAAAATTTGTATCGGCGCCATTACACCCATACGCACTTTTCCAAAAGTTACAGGCACAGCTTCCCCTTCGGTTGATATTGGTGACAGTTGAGACCACCCATATACTTGCTTTCTCTCTTCCCTAGAGGATTGGCCAACCGGGAACAACTGATTAATAAGATACCCGCCGGCAATCTGTACTCCAGCGGCTGCAACCCAGGACCATAATCCCCAGTTAGCAGCTCCTATTGCTCCGGCACCCCAGAAGGCACCGCCGGCCACTATAGAGCCTACGCCCATAGTTACAACGGTAAGAGCTATTACAGCAACTGCCCGCGCTATATCTTTGCCACTGTCTCCACTGCCCTCAATCACTGGACAGACAGCGATATAGTCGCCTGGTGCCGGGATGAGGGAATGGTATTCTTCTTCGGGCACTATTTCACCGTTCCTCGATACAACGACATCAACACCCATGAAATAAGGCTGGATATATTCATATACCGGCTTTCCTGGAACATATTCAGTTTTCTTGATTTCTCTATCCGATTTGAACGGGTTTTTGACTATTATCAGTGTTATCATCCGCATCACCTTTTTGGCAGATAGAAGCCTTCTATCCGATTTTTCCAATATGCGTCATTTATCCGGTCGATTCTGACACCGGTTTTTTTCGCAGTGTGTATGAATCTACCTTTCCCAATGTACACACCGACATGGTTGTAATATTTACTGTTGAATCGCAAAACAACTAGGCAAGGTACAACAGGAAAGTCCAGTTCTGTCCAGAGCGGCCTTTCCTGCTCAATAGTTGCATTGATTCTGCTAGCATCTTCACAGGATACGCGGTAGTCCGGTAAATCTATCCCATGCCGCCTGAACACTTCCTGTGCAAGCCCATAGCAGTCGTATGCGTCCGGTCCTCTACCGCCATCTACAAAAGGTTTTCCCAGTAAATCTCTATACATACAGACCACCTGCCCCAGGAATGCCTGGAAAGCCCCCGAATCTTTTACTGTTGTTGCGTTCCCGGCAATCTTTCAATGTTTTATTGCAAGTAGTAAGTGGACCGGAGTATCCGCACTTTATACCCTTAAATTTGAAGGGGCAGAAATTCTGCATATATCGGTCTGTCGGAAATCTCTGTGTCAAAGCATAATCCGGCCCCAGGTTGAAATATGCCCACATTGTATCGGTAGAAGTGCTTTTAACACTAAACACTTCTGTTAATTCCGGTGTAGTTAAATCTAAATGCTCTGACATTACAACCCTTAAGATAACTGTAGCATCAGTTCCGCCAGCATACTGCTCAAGATATTGTTGAATAATTCTGGTTACATTGGAAACTTTTAACTGTAATGAAGGTAGCTCTCCTTTTGAGTTTTCGCTAACTTCCCCGAGTTCAAAAGGGAACGCAACCCACCGGGTACCAGAACCCGCGGGCCACTCGATGTCCTCATTGTTGTTGACTACGCGGATAGTCGCGCCTTGAAACTGAATCTCGAGCAGTATCAGCCAGGCACCGGTTGAAGATATTTTATTTTTCTCAAGTTTTGCAATCATGCTTAAATCTCTCATATTACGCCTCCTGAAGTACGAGTTCCGTCTGCCAGTAGCCGGGAATAACCATTTGAAATCTCGGCGGCTGGATAATTCTGACAGTGAAGGTCTCACCGTGATAAGGACTGAACTTCGAGTTACAAGTCCATTCGAACCTTTCACTGCTTCCCTTGACAGTGTTTCTGTAGAAATCCAGCAGAATTTCCTTGTCCTCAGTCGGAAGCAGGTTTTTGTCGGGTCCCCAGCGCAGGACAAAAGTTAAGCGCGACCTCGTGAATCGCGCTCTACTTAACACTATACCGCTTTCCATTTTTGTGGTAAGCCCTGGGTCCTCTGTAGTTACTTCCGGTGTTTTTGGAGGCATTATATTAGGAAAGGTTATCATCTCATCACCTCCGGAGGATGTCCTGGATTCCCTCAATATTTTGTGCGTACCCTTCCATGAAAAGCCTGATGATGGTCCGTTTCCCGTCAACCTGCACTTCGCGCCGCGTCTGAATCGGCGTTCCGGTATTGTTGACGACTTCGATATTTACCTCAGGCCTGAAAAGTCCGGCCTCAAAGGCTCTGTTCTGTGCGGGACTCAATATCCGCTCTCCTGCAAGCACTTTGACTATCTGTTCTCTTCCTGCCAGGCCCGGCACTCTACCTCCTGAATGATATGCAGGCAAATCTTGCACTAACCCCGCTGTAGTTACCAGCGCGCCTGTGTGGGCCATAGGTAACGCGGAAAACAGGAAGTTGACAAACGGTTCGACTAACCCTTTCTGCGCTATCGTTACAGCTATCTGGTATGCAATATCCTCAAGCACATTGAGGAAATCCTTGCCTTTTACAATAGCTTCGCTCAAACCCTGAACAAGGGTATCTTTCCATGTCTTGAATTTGGCATTCACTTCCTCGACTGAATACCCCAGCTTCACCAGGTAGCTCGTGAGCCAGTTCAACCTTTGCTCCTCTTCCTCAGCATACTTCTCCTGCAGTTCAGCCAGCCTAGCGTAATACCACTCATCCACTGCATTCTTGTCCTGAACATATGTTCTGTAATACTTATACTGTCTATCAAGCATTTCTTTCTCATAGTCATACGCACTGAGCATTGTTCTCAGATAGTCCTGCTCGAACCGTTCCGTTGCCTTCTGCTCTTCTTCGAGCCACTCCCGGATAGCTGCGTCGATTGCCGCCTCTCTTTCTTTTCTGATGCGCTTGATTTCCTCAAGTCGCTGTTTGTGTCGTTCTTTTTCTGCTTTACGTTCTGCCTCGAGTTCTCTTTGCCGGTATTCTTCTTCAATTTGCTCCCTGCGTTGCCGATAATACTCCTGTATGACTTCTATAGCCCGTTCTTTGCCCTTCGCTGCCTCTATAGCTGCCTTTTCTTCCTGTCGTAGAAGCTCGAGTTCGTATTCTAAGCCCTCTAGGTGCAGTAACTTGATTTGATTCTGGTACGCAACTTCAAGCGCGTATTCTTCCCGCCTGTTTTCCTCAACTGCTTTCATCCAGAGCCGGGCATAGTATTTTCGCACCTCTGCTATTTCTTCCTCGGTTGCTCCGAGTTTTTTAAGGCGCTCTTCCTCCTGTGCGTATTCCAGCTCGATTTCGCGGAGCCGTCTATCGAGGGCCTCTCGATGAAGTAAATCCATTTTGTTTCTGTATTCTTTGAGGATTTTCTCAATCTGTTCCGGATTCGGAACAATCTCGGGAACAGCCAGGGCATCATCTGGTATTTCAAGCCCATCCAGTTCCTCCTGTGCCTTCAGTATTTCCTTCCGGCGTTTGAGCAGCCTTTCTCTTTCCTTGAGGAACTCCTCGTATTCTTTCGCCATAGTAACAGTTAGTTGTGGGAATGCTCCCAGATTGCCTGCTCTATATGCCTCGTATACTTGCCTTCTCTTTTCGAGTTCTTCATTAATTCTCGCAAGCTCTCTATCTACATCAGCAAGGTCCATGACCGAAAGGTCTCTACCTAGCCCGAGAATTTCGTTTCTGATTTCGCGAAGTTTCACAAGGAGGACAGTCAACCCTACTATGACTGCTCCGCCGACTGTGAAAGGCACAAACCCCGCTTTGATGTAGGGTAACACATTTTTGATTGAAATTAGCGCTCCGACTATTTTTTCTAGTACAATCACACCCGTCGAGAGTCCGAGGAGCGCGCCTAACACGCCGGTGAGTCCGGTAATAAGCGTATCTGTAAGCTCTTTATTTCTCTCAATCCAATCGGCCGTCCGGTTGATAATACCGTCTATCGAATCAAGGTACCGTTTGAGTCTATCCTCAACTGCCTCGCCAATTGCTCTATGCAGGCGCCTTGCACTCTCTTCGGTTCTTGAGAGTGAGCCACCGAGTTCATTCGCGAGCTTCGCCGCATCGCCTACCTGGTGTTGTGTCTCTCTTAAAATCCCATTGAAGATTGCCATTCGCACTCCTGCGTCATCGGCTGCGCGCATCAGGTCTTGTGCCGAATACCCTGCTTCTTGCAGCATCACAGAGAGGTTTTTCGTTACACCGGCATTATCAACTAAGATAGAGTTCCCGTTCTTTATACCTTCAGTGGCACTTGTAATAGCTTCACCAAAGGATAGTGCTCCTTGTCTTCCAAATGCTGCTGAATCTTTGAATCTATCCATTAAAACTATTGCTTCTTCCAGCCCAAAACCGGCCATTAGTAGATTTTTAAGCCCGGTAGCAGCATCGTCTATACCCATGAGTCCGTCTGAGGCCAGCTCTTTCGCTGCCTCGGTTACTGCGTCCAGGTCTTCCCCGAGCGATTCAGCAATACTCTGCAAGCCGATGAGGGCGTTCGTATACCGCACGTTTTCCTGTGTTGCTTTTCTAAGCTCAAGGGTTACTGCCGCCAGCGCCGCAGATACACCTAGGCTAACTTTCTTAGCTGTATCGCTCCACCTTTGCAGGGTCTGCTGGCTCTTTTTGATGCGGTCGTCGAAGCTGGCAATTTTTTGCTTTGACTCGTCCATTTTTTGCTTGAACTCACTATTTTTCGCCTTGATGTAGTACATTAGTACTCCGAGGTTCATTTTTTCACCCCCTCCGGAGGTCGTTTCGTTTGCCTTGACTTTTCAATAACACCGAGAAAACCTTTCAACTTTTCAAGCTCCCTATCCACCTCTTCTGGCGTGTACTCTTTTCCCTCTACTTCCGTTCCCTTGAGTTGCTCAATGATGTCATTCAGTTGCTCGCTGTACACTTTGTACAGGGATTCTCCATTTTCCGTTTCTGCACCAAAACCAGCAGCAATAGCAATCATCAGGTGCTGGTAGCTCTCAAATCTGCGGGTTTCCCTCTCTTGTTTCTTCCTGAAGATGTATTCCAACTCATCCGGATAGATTTGCTCCAGGACTTCGCTTTTTGACATCCCGGTGATGTCTACGAGTTCCCAGATTAACTCATCGAATAATTCCTCTTCATCTATTTCTATTTCTGTTTCTGGATGAAGAGGTTTTTTAAGTTTTTTCCCTTCTCGACCACTTTCACGATGCCATTAACTTCGATAATTGCCTCGAGTAAATCAATAGTTTCATCCAGTCCGACTTTTTCTTCGATGTATTCAGTAGATAACCCCGTGCCTATTGCAAGGACATTGATTATCTCGTCTACTGCGAACTCCAACATGTCTGGAATCAGCATCACGAACTCCTGTATACCCATCTGTTCAATGTATTTTTCCGGGTCCTCGACACCTTTTTTCTTCAATATCTCCGGCAACACTTCAAGCAGGTTGTTGATGCTCTCAGTCAGTTGTTTCCACTTACCGAGAGGCGCTTTTGCGACCGTTACCCGGTCAGTCTTTTCCTGCCCATCCTTGATGTAGGTTATCTCGACAGTTTTTATTCTTCCAAGTGTTTTAGCCAATTTCACCCCTCCTTATAGTGAAAAAAGCCCTCGCAATGAGGGCTATTATCATTCGGTAAGGTCCTTATCCCCAATTGTGATGTATTTTCCATCCTCCGCTTCCATGGCCACAAACTGAACATTGGCAATCCTGTTTCCGTTCCTGGCGTAAGTGAAGGAAATTGGACCAGGTTTCGGGTAGCA